GTAGTCGAAATAGAGGGTATTATTTCTTTTACCGTGAATGTGACTGATTTCGTTCTTCTTGTTAATACTGCTGAATGCGTCTTGTCCGTAGGCAGATAGATATTTTCTGTCTTACCGTCGAAATTACTGTTTCCACCTCCATAGGTTATCGTATAATTTCCAGGCGGTATATTGAAATTTCCATTTCCTTGTGATGTCAATTGTCCGCTTGCATTCGTCGTTCCAGAAAAACTATATGATTGTGAAGATGTTCCACCCCATGCACTCGTAACCGTTACTGGACAACTTTCTGCCGCCTTGGAATAGGGGTTACTTGCTGTCAATGTCAGACTGAATGTCATTGCAGCATAACCCATGATTATATCCAGGTAATCAGCCGACAACGGGGGTGTGAATGTTCCAGTCTTTTTCGTATGGTCTGTTACTGTACACTCATAGCTCATTACAATAGGTGAGATATACACGCTTGCAGCACCGTCACTTCCGGATGTTACGGTCTGGGGTAACGACATTCCGGACACGGTTATAGTTGCATTTTCAAGCGGTCTTAACGTGTTCTGCTGCTTCACCCGTAATTCTGCCTTCTTCGAGCATGTAATTTCCATCAGTGTAGGTACACTCGCACCGAAGCCCCAGTTCTTGATTAGCAGACCTTCATTCTCATAGAAACCTTTCTCCTTTATTGTCAACTGATAGTCAATTCCCGGCATCACTTCTGGAAATATCTTTCCTGCTGCATTCGTCGTATATTCCCGTACATTATCATTGTACATATTTTTTACCGAAATAACAATTCCGGCCTTAACCGGATTGAAGTTCAAAGCAGCTTTCTGTTCAGCAGTTATCTTTACAGTCACCTGGCTTACCGGGGTCGTTATCGTCACGTCCACATAGAAAGTTCTTGGCTCTGCATCACGTGTCACATTCGGCTGCACTGTCAACATCGTGCCTTCCAAAGAAGCTATTTCATCATTCGATACATTGAATTTCAATTCAGCACCTCCACTTGCAAAATCGTATGGCTCGTCCTCACCACCGATTTCTGCACGTCGAAAAGTCTTTACATGTTCCATTAAATCGAACGTCACCCCTTTGTTAGGAACAACGAAATTTTCCGGTGTATGAACTATGTAATAATAACTGTCATTGGATAACGTCTCGGCTGTATTTTCACCACTGAACCTTACCGTGGTAGCGTCACCGGACACACCAGGAATATTCTCTATTACGTCAACTTCCGGTTCGATTTCCCTTCTTGTCATAGTAAAGGGAAGGTCTATATCCTTCAATTTTTCAAGCGTTATCGACTGGTTTTCTACCGCATCATAATATCTGTGTGTCGCATTCCAAGTGTATTCCCCTGCTTCCGCTCCAAGCTGTAACACGCCTATATCATTCGTATAGCCAAAATCCACCTTAATTCCGGTCCCCTTGTTTATCAATTCGATATATACACCGGAAATAGGAGTCTTCGTTATCGCGTCCGTTGCAGTGTATGTTATTACAGTATCTCTCAATTCAAGATAAATAATTTCTACAACATCTTGGTCTTTAATTACAACTTGTCCAGTGTATCTTTTATAATTTCTTTGAGTAACTACATAATCATAAGTTCCATTACCAAGAGTTACAGTTGCTACACCATTTATATTTGTAATTTTTGTTTCTTCATTGATATTCAATTCAGCACCTTGAATATAATTACCATTCTCGATATCACGAACAATTAGTTTTAATGTATAGAATGCCTTGTTTAATTTGATAATCTTAGATATAGGTGCATCATCCACAATAATAAAGTCTGAATACGACATATAACCGCTTCTAAACACTGTATAAGTAAATGTACCGTTCGGTAAGCTTACAATAACTACACCATGTTCGTCTGTTAGATATGTAGATTCGTTAATTGAAACTGTTGCATTAGGAATCACCATATCATTTTCTGAATCAAGAACAGTAAATTTAACCTCATAGGGAATAGCATCAAGCTCAACAAGAATACAATTCGGTTTTTCTCCTACTATATCAATTGTTTCGTTGTACTCTTGATATCCTTCTTTCATTACACGCATCTCATATTGACCTACCTGAAGTCCCATTTGAGCTTGTCCTTCATTGTCAGTTCTTTGAGTTGTATTTGTAACTGTAATATCTGCTTGAGGTACATAAATACTCCTTCTTCTATCGATAACAGCAAAATTAACTGTTAGAGATTCAAGAAACATTCTTTCAAAAATCTCTACTGGTTTATTTTCGATAGTCAAAACACTCTCAATTGTCTTGAATCCAGCTTTTGATACTGTGTAACTATATGTTCCAGGTTCTAAATCTACAGAAGCTATACCTGTATCATCAGTTTCAAGAGTATTAATTCCAACCTTAATCTGAGCACCTTCCATAGGAGCTTCACCTTCATATATCGTGAAAGTCACTTTATAAGGAGTTGCTTCAAAATTATTGATTGTTATAAAAATCGGACCATTTAATACTACAAATTCACCAGTCTGTTGAATCCAATTCGCTTTATTCAACGTATATGTATATTCACCATTTTCAAGTAATACATTAGCAGTACCAGATTCATCTGTCGTAATAACTTTGTTTCCAATAGTAATAAATGCACCAGGAACTGCAACATTCTTCAATGTAGTTACAGTGAACGAAACAAGATATTTCTGAGAGAGAATTGCAGATTGCGTACCTTTATATATATCGCTTTCTCCAGCCGGATAGAAGATATTAGATAGATTACTTCCTGAATCATATAAAATATTTCCTTCCAAATCTCTCATTCTAAAACCTTTAATACGTGGTAACATATTCAAAGGTACCTCTTCATCAAAATAAGGGAAGAAATATTCATCCGGCACATACTTCACACCTTCTGCAGTTTTAACAACTTGAAGCAAATCATCCCATTGTACAACTTTTCCTGCTTCCCAAAAACGGAAATCAAGATATTTCGTCATGGCAATCTGAATATTCTTTCTTGCATCAGCAATATCTGTATTAGGAGATAATTCCACACGAAAATCAACACCTTGTTCTCCTCCAACATACATCCATTTTGCATTCTCAAGAACAATGCCGATTGATTCACCTGATAAATTCAATTCAGTCAAACCAAAATAAGGAGTAGCTTTATCAAGTAATTCTTCAAGTTCATCATCTGTAAAGAAAGAACCGTTTTGAGTTACAAGGTAGATGTGGGTCTTTCCGTCTTCACCTAATCCTACATTCATAACCTTCAGAATTCTATCATCGAGGTCTTGGAAAATCTGTGTCCAAGATTCTACTGTTTCTTCTGAAAGTCTATTGTTGTAATTTATAATTCTGTTTCTGAACGTCTCATCGTCTTCATAATCACGTCCACCAATAGCTGCATATTCGTTAGTACATTCTATATGAGTCAATGGTCTTGGAGAAACTTGCGTAATACTATTAGCTTCTACATTTGTGGCAGAACCAGTAATTACACTTCTTACACTTACGTATCCATAACCAGAATTATCAACTGTAAATGGTTTGTCCACAATAAATCTAATACCATTCTTAGAAATAAAAGTTGCACCTACTTCATATAATGTTCCAGGCTCAGCATATACTCTTATATAAGTAGATGAACCAAGAGCTTGTTTTCGAGGACTCACACCAAACAATGCTGCTGATTTATCCAAATATGTACCAGTTGCAGATGTAGGAAATATCTGTGCTTCTACAATAGCAATATCTTTAATTGCCTTTTGAGCAACTTTAGCAGTACCAAATGCAACTGCATTTAATACTGAACCGTCTGCTATGTTAGAAACTTTATCGGTTTTGTTCAAAAACATTTCAATCCACAAATTCTTCAGATTTGCGATTGTGTTACTTACTTTTGTTATCATAACATATTATATTGGAACATTAATTAAAAAATCTTCTTTTGTCACTGTAGTAGCTCTAACTTTCATGAAGATCCTATCTTCAACTTTCTTCAAATCAATCAACTCAGCACTTGCCCAACGATTATCTCTTTGGAACATATTCATCAACGATTTAAATATAATCGGATATTGAATCGCATTTGTAGTCTGACCGATAAAGTCAGATGGAAGGCCATAATCAGTAAATTCAGGAATACAACCTTTAACTGCTTCGAGAATAATTTGAAGAGCCTGTTCCATAGATTTCTGAAACTTGATAATCTTCAAATCTTCATTCTCAAACACAAATTCAGTAGACAAATCTTTACCAAGAATATTTTCATCGACTAATGTATCAACCACATTATCAACATAATTAATACCTACATTCTTTAAATTCACAGAAAAAGTATTACTACCTTGACCAGTAATATAATCTTCTTCAATTATATATTGAGGTACAACTATATCCACCCAATCATCTTCAGGATTTTCCAATTCAAGTTGTTCAGATACAGTTTCAAATGTCTCACCAGTTCTTAATTGCTTTTCTAATTGTAATGTATTCGTTCTTCCTACAGAAGCACTTCTCAACCATCTATCAGAATTCTTTATAGTTGTCAATTTTGTAACAATTTCAGAAAAACTTTCAAGAAGCTCCCACATAGAAATATCGTCCAACTTATTCTCATGCAATTGAAACAATGGTTCAATAATGTTAATTTGTGCAATTAATTTATCCAATTCATAAAAAGAATCTGCATTAATCTCCCCACCCTGATAATAATCCACAATATAAGGATAATATTCAGAGCAAAAATCAACATAGGATTGAAAGAAATCTTTTATGTTGTATCCTGTAACTGAAAGAAATTTTTCGTACATATCCATAGCTACAAAATATTAGCAATTGACGCAGCAAGGTCATTGACTCCTTTTTGGATTGCACCTGCTGCACAAATTTTCGTCAAAGCTGTTTTTGCTTTCTTAGCTCCTGCTACAGATTCTAAAGGGGCAATTGCAGTCATTGATAAATTATAATCCCATATCATATTCCTTTGAAGATTCTGAGAAAAAGATAATCCTGCTGGTGGCACTACAACTAAATAACTTTCACCTAAAGCCATGTTATAAAAATACAATCTCAATGGTAAACCTAATTGGTCTACTCCATTGCTTTTTGAAATTATAGCTTGCAATATCTTTATACATCCATATCCAGTTTTGATACCAGCATCAAAAGATGCAGATTTCAAACTGTTAGTACCTTTACCAGAAATATCTGTCAACGACCATTTACCTGCCGACATACTATAAGCTGCACCTGTCAGACTACTTGCAGCTCCTCCTAATGATAATAAGATTTTAAAAGTCCTACCGAAATCTCCTCTAATGTTTATTTGTTGAGGAGTAAAAGTCGGTGAACTCAATACGGTTATTCCACCTGCAGTATTCCTTATCGTTTCTCTCTTAGGTTCAGTTTTGGTTATACTATTAGGATTAATAGGAAAAGTGAAAAAGTCAATTGTGTTATTCTGAGAATCGGCTAATTCAAGTGTACAGAGATACACCTCAAAATCATTCGGAAATTGAGATGCTAATACTGCTCGTCCTGCAGTTTCGATAATCCCTGATGCTTTTTGAATTGCTGATTGTGCTAAATTTGCCATACAATATTTTCTTTATCGCCTAAAGATACGAATTATTTCGTTAATCTGAAAAAGTCACTGTGCTTTTTATATTATCGAATTGCAATGGACTTACAGCCGCTACAGCACCAACACCTGCACCAAATCCAGCTTTACCGCCGTCCATCGCTACCGAACTTGCAAGTGCTGTATTCCAAGCATTCTTTAATGTCATTATCTGGTTTTCTACATTATTCAACATTTGAATAAGTGTATTTGCTAAGGTCAACGGTTCTTTAGCTCCATTTATTTCTACTTTCTGTCCAGTAATGAGTTTGATTAGGTTTTTAGTTAATTGGATTTGTTCTTCATCATTATTGAAACCGATTATCAAATTATTATCATCTATGGTTATATGCTCCTGCTTATCGTGTAGATTGATATCTATCTGATTATCATCTATCAATAGATGAGTCTCTTTTTGATTTGTCCTTCTATACAAATCAAATTTTTCCATATCAAAGACTATCTTTCTAACTTCTTCACCTGGACTTTCAACTTCTTTCTTGACATTGACTATTTCAGCTTCAATCGATTTATATCCTGTAACTTTAACTTTCTCAGATGCTTTAAGTTCGATTTCTCCTGAAGATTGTAATCGAATTTTATGTTCTACATTCCCACCCATAGTGATGTTCAAATTAATCGGCTTAGATTTACCAACTAAATTCAAATTCCACTCTCTATTAATTGGGTCCATACAAAACAACATATCTGTATCTTCAGATGTCTTTCTGAATCTTTGAATTTCTTCTGACCAAGCAAAAATTTCATCATTACCTTGTAGAGTTCCAATTATTATTGGTTGGTTTCTGAATGCACCTGATGCTATTACAACTTGAGTTCCTTTTTCACCTGGCTCTTCAGGAAATTGAATGTTTTGTATAGCTTCATTTGTAATATAAACATCAGTCTTAAAAAGACCTCCTTCTACAAGAACGCAAACTTTGTTCGTTCTATAACAGGTTTCTATATAAGAGTCTCTATCTATTTGAGTAGGAATCATTATATAACCAGTTGTCACTGGTCCCAAATCATTATATTGAAATTTAGGTTTATTTCCAGCCATTATTTTAATCCTCCATACATTTTTCTATTCAAAAAATATTCAAATTGAGATTTATTTACAAGTGGACTTGTTGCTGTCGTCAAATTCCCTTGTTGAGCACTTTTTGCAGCTTGCTTGAGTTCTTTCAAATCTACAAGTTTAAAATATGATGGTTTAAAAGAACCTCCAGTAGGTGAGATGGCTTCATCAACAGACGCATTACTTGCTCCGACTTGAGAATTATCTTGTCTTTTGCTTGTACCTAACGTTGAACTCCCTTTAAGAATTGGAACATACATTCCTCTCTCAACTTGAATCGTTGTCCTTCTATCTATTCCTCCTTCAGTAAATGACACTTCATTTGAAACATTTAATACATAAAAGAATTCATTTGTACTTTCATTCAATATGAACGAACCAACTTTTATTCTTCTATCTCCATTTATCATAATTGTTCCAGTCCTTGTAAACGGAAGATAAGCATTACTTTCAACTATATAAATAAGGTCATTTAACAACGCTGCTTGCATCGTGACAAATTGTTCTGGTCCTTCATATCCATTTATCACACGCATCTGAGCATACATATCATTTATCTCTAATTTTCGATTGCCCCATAATTCTGCATACTCATTTAAATAGACAATAGGTACAAAAGCAAGATTCACTTGTTGTTTATCTCCAAGAATATTATTATTTTGAACATGAATTTGAAACCATGAATATATTCTTGAATCATAACTTAAATTGTATGACAAAACATTATCTGGAGTTATCGTAATATAACTACCTTTCTCAAATGCATCCATTATAGCGTGTTCTGTAAATGGTGGTTGTCTAACAATTAAGTCAATTGTATTTATATACGTATCAAAAAAGAATTCTACAAATGGATATTGACAACATCTACTCATATAATCCATCAATGTTCCATTAGGATTTCCAATACTTGAATCGACAACAATTCTTTGTTGAACTTCAGGGCTCATATAAGTCTTGACAATCTGCCATATACCATTCACCTTTGCAGCTTCAAGTCCTTCAACTTGATAACTTTGAATTCTCTTATCTTTCCATGATTTGAACAATTCGTTCTTACAAACACCAATATTAGACATTATATTGATTACAAACCAGATTATCTCATTAATTCTCTTGTATTTATAACTCCATATATAATTATAGCTACCAGTAAGAACATTTCTTTTATACCAAGAATCTTGTGGACGACCCAAATAAACCCAATGTTGGTTTGTATTCTCAACATCTATTAATGGGATAAAGTAACTACCATCTTCTTCGAATAACTTAGAGATATCTCTACCACTCACAGTAGTCGTTTTTGCATTATCTTCTGACGAATATTGTGTACTTGATTCGTCAATAAATCCAATCATATCCCATACATTATACGAACCATCAGTCTCTGCAAGTTTGTTAGGTGAAACGAAAATTGTGTTTGCGTCTTCACTATCACTTTCACCTTCTAATTTTAGCCTCTCAAATCTTATAAAAACAATATCGTTAGCTTGCACAACTTTTTCAAGATAAGACTTAACATCATTTCCTTCCTTTGTCACTACATTAAAGACATCTTGATAACTTGCACCAAAAACATTTTCTTTCTTAGCATCCCTGAATGGAACTAATGTAAAACTAAAATCACCTGTTTTAAACGATTTATTTACATTACAATTCATAATAAATTGACTTACATCAATTACTGAATCAATCGATTTACAATAAATCCAAACACGTATATTTATAGGTTGAACTTTCGTATTTACATTGAATTCTTCATCGTAAGCAACTATATTGTCAGGAACATAATCTTCGTCAGCAAGTAACTTAGTCATATTATCACTCCAATAAGAAGGGAAATCTTCTTGAACAAGATATTGTTTATCTTGGAAAATCTGTTCCAATAATACATTGGTACCGTCTGAAGGAAATGATAACGACCAACCTGGTTTTATATATGGAAGATTCTTACTCTCGTATTCGCTTTTATACGTTTCTTTTTCAAAATCGTCATAACTGGACCAAATTATTTCAAGATTAGTTAATCCATTCACTTCATTAGCGATATCCATAAATTCTTCTATGGTTATCTTCTTCTTGTCACTTTCATTCAATTTTGGTTGCCAAAAATCAATGAATGATTGAGGAGAGATTTTCTCTTTAGAATAGACTATATAATTTAACTGTTTCTTTGCCATAATTAATCTCTTTCTTTAGGTAAAGTTTTCTTTCCTGCTGTAATAACATTAAGAAAACCTTTAGTAATAGCAAGTTGAAGACTTTTCCTAAATGCATCCCAATCAGATTCTCCAGCTTGTTTAAACGCTTCATTTAAAGTCTTAGTATCTCGAATCACTTGTCCAGGTATTGTTAAATAAGTAGTTGCTTTATTGATTAAAGCATTATTTATAAAATTAGTATCTTGTTTTATTGAGTCTAAAATTTCACATACATCTCCCAAAGATTTTTCACCTTGAGTAATCTGCTTATTAGCATCTGTAGCAATGATTCTCTCTGCACGTCCTACTGTCTGACGAGCTTCTGTAGGTTCATATGCACCTCTTGGAGTTTCTTTTAATGCACCAAAAGATTTTTGAATCTCATTATATATTCTATCAATTACTTCAGTCGGTTGTTCTCCAGTAGCAAATTGTTTTCTGATATCTTGCCAACTTAAATTAGGAAATACACCTTTCAGTAAATTAATAAATTGTTCATTATTCTGTGACAATCCTTGCAACTCACTTAAGAAACTTCTCATAAATTCAGGGTTTGCATTTCTACTCTGAACCTTTTCGAGTTGTTCCATTGCTTCAGAATAAGTCCTTATATTAGGATTTGTTCTTGTCAATGTCCTCAATAAAAGAGCTTGAGTGGTTTCATCTTGAGAAATACCACTTCCTGAGAATGCAGATTGATATCTTTCAAGTTGTCTTCCTTGTGCACCAGTTGCGGTTCTTACACCTGACATTACAGCAGCAACCTTACCTGCATCGAATTCACCAGCTTTAGAAAGAATTTCGTCAGACCTCTTTGAGAATGTCTCAAGCGACTCTTCCATAGTAGATGCTATTTCACTGAAAGGTAACTTCAACTCTTGCATTGACCTTTCAAATGCTCTAATTATAGCAGAACCACCGTAACTTGTATTTTCATCACCGAATCTTAATGCTCCTTGCAAACGATTAACTGCACCTGGTGCAATTCCATATAATCTTTCTGCAGCCATTAAAGATTGAGATTCTCTTTCTGCAGTTACATCAAACTCAGTACCACCAGGAGTACGACCACCTGCAGCTCTTGTCAATTCAGTCCTTCTCTGAAGATAAGAACCAATATCCATACCAAGAGCATCTGCAGCGTATCTTCCTTCTCTTCTTGCAGTACTGAACGCATCTTTCGCTGATGTACCAAATGTCTGAGCATAAGGAATTGTCTTACTTTCAGCTTCTGCAAATTTAGAAAATGTTTGTAATATCCTATCTGCAGCAATATTAGCAGGCATTTCAATACTTCGAGCTATAACATTACCAAAGATAGGTATCCAACGATACATGTCAGCTTTATTAGCTGCTTGGACTCTTTTATAATTAGCCGCAGTTTCTACAGTACCCTGATATTCAGACCTTAAACCAAATTCTTCATTTCTGAAGTATCTTTCTGTAGCAATATTCTTTATCTGATTGAGAAAAGCAATAGTTCCAATACCACCAAGAAGACCGGATAATCCTTTACCTAATCCACCGATAATATTCAATCCACCTGCACCACCTTCTGATGATGAAGGTAATATAGGAGGAATATTTGTACCAGAACCACCTCCACCTGTATTATCAGTATTTTGATTGTTACGATTAACAACAGATTCTCTCAATTCATCTACATTGTCTTCAATTCGAGACAATGAAGCTGTCAATGCTTCAAGATAACGATTTGTTCCAGAATTATCTTTTCTCTCTTTATTGTCACCCTTTATAAGATTTCTAATAGCATCACCTAATTCTCTCGAAGTTTGATAAATAGTACCAGAAACACCATCTATAGCTTTGATAATATTTTCATCATCAAAATTGAATTGTTGTTGACCTTCAATAATTCTCGTTTCTCTTCGTTCAACAACTTCATCATCTCTTTCTCTTAATCGAGGACTTTCTATAGGGGTTATCTGATATTCAGGTTTTGTTTCTACTGGGTCCTTTTCTCTTAATACTGAAGTATTTTCTTGAATAGTTTCTGTGTTACGTTCAATGTTCTTAACATTTTCCGTTATATTTTCACGGTTATTCTCAACATGACGATAGTTTTCACTCCTATCCTCTGTCCTTCGAGAATTATCTGTATTTACAACAGAATTATCGACGTTTTTCTCAGAATTATCAACATTCGTAACAGAATTGTCAATATTCTCAACATGACGATTTATTTCAGTCAGTATCTCTTTCTGAGTTTCTTTAATCGTCTCTCTGACTGTTTCTGTAGGTTTTCTTTCAATAGGAGATTCTTGTCTTGGTTGTCTTAGATTCCAAGAAACGGAACCAGTTTCTTCATCTATAACTGGTTCCACGTCTTCTTGATATTCAACCTTCCTTTTCGGACGTCTTTTTTTTGGTTTTTCTGAAGGTTTAGTTATTTCTTCATCATCAGGTTGAATTTCTGTTTCTTTATTTACTTCCCATGTAATAGAATTCGCATTCTCATCATAAACTGGTTTTAACTCTCTTTGAGTTTGTTGTTGTGGAAGTGGAGTTGAAATAGGCTGTTGCACTTCAGGAGCTTGCATTGAAGCAGATTGTCTTCTCAAATCAATAAGAAGTTTCTCCAACTGATTCCTATCTTCCATTAGAGATAATTGTTCACGAAGTTGCTGCAGATGTTTCTCAGTATTCTGAGAATTCGTCGAAGCAGCTTGGTCAATTTCACGATATAATGAAACTGCCTCTTCTCTCAATTGTCTTAATGGAGTAACATCAGCGGTCACTCGTATTCTTTTATCTTCAGCCATATTATTCTTTATCTTCCATTTCTGCCATTAGAGCAGCTTCTCTACGAAATGCTTCAATATCATATTCTTCAATCATTCCAGAATCTTCTCTCTTCAACCATTCTCCTATATTAGGAGTATAAACGTCGTCGTTTTTATCCAATTCTTTCTTACGTATTTCTGAATATATCGAATCTTCTTCGAATTCCATCCTTTGAGCTACAAAGGAACATTTTCTATGTTCTTCAGACATAAAAGCTATTCCATGTTTCTTTCTCCACCATCTATCATAAGGAAATCGATTATTCCATTGAATCATGAATGTTTTAAGCTCATCAATGGTCATATCATTCAACTTTTACTGATTCAAAATCTGATGAACTTCCTTCAAGAAAGGATAAACTTCAGTATCGTAAAACTTACGAATTTCAGCAAAATCTTTCAAACCCAATTGATTAAAAGAATCAACTTTCAAATCTTTAACAAGCTCAGGCATCAATACCGTCAGTGTTGCTTCGATATCGATAATATCTAAAGCATTCTGAGCTGCCTTAGTAGAGTTGCCAAGTAATGTATTATAAAATCCTCTACCAAGACTTTGTTTCATGGTTTCAATACGATAGTATTCACCTACATTAGGGAATTTGATTGTATATTCCTTCCCTCTTAAATTAACTGTTTTATCTTCCATAATCAATTGTTTTAATTCGTTATAAAGTTCTGACTTTATTTCAAAGAATCAATCAAATCATTGCTCAAAATACCTATTAATAAAAAGAAGAGAGAATAGTTTTTAATTATCCTCTCTTCAATATAAAGATTTATGTCAATTCAAATCATTATAACTAACTGATTATCAGAGTTCCAATGTTGATATCGGGTTGATATAAACTCCTGAAATATTGTATCCGGACACGCCTCCTTCGGCCAAACTGAACGCTTGATTATTGACAAAACAAGGATTCAACAAGCAAATTGTCTGACCAGTAGGGTCAACTTGTGTTACCATTTTCGTATTAGAATCCTGAGTTTGAATTGTCTTGCTGTAAATAGCAATAGCAAATCCAAGTTCACCTAATACCAATGTATCTACAATAGCCTTTACTGAACCAAGACGGTGCATCATACCTTCCATTACCGGCTGCTTGAAATCAATAAAGAACTGGTCTACTGTCCATGTACAATCATAACCTACTGGAGGTATCTCTTGTTTCAAAAGATTACCAAGACCTTGAACATTCGCACGACTGATATTCTCAGCGAATTGCAGGTTTCTTACAAAACCTGCAACCTTATTATCTATCTTTATATACGCTTTAGGCGCTGTAAAAACTGCCATATTCTTTCGTTTTTAATTATCCACGAATTAGATATCCAGTAAAGAACAACTTCGTGATTTCGTTATTTACCACAATCTTATAAGTAGTGAAATAAGCATCATCTTTACGAGTTGTTACTACATCCTGGAATGACAACAATAAATTGTCTTGCTCACTTGTAGCTGTTCTCGATTGTAAATAAGCTACTGTCCAATCTTTAACAGCACCTGCTGACAGAGTATTGGCATTCACACCGTTTTCTTGACCAAGAAGGTCGAGTGTTGCATTTACAATCAATTCTTTATTAATCTGCGCTACAACACGCATGAACTGAATAGAGTAAGATTGACCTTTTGCATTGAACAGATTGGCGTTATCTTGCAATGTATTTACACCCTGCAAAATATTGAACTTTCCAGTATAGTCGTTCAATACAACACAAAGAATACCATACTTCAAAGCTTTTTTCTTTTCAGTCTCAGTCAATATATGTTTTACTCTATCAACACCAATTGTCTTGAATGTAGGAGGTACATAAGGCGGTTTTCCGCTTACACGGCCCACTACTGCACAAGTCATGTAAATAGCCGGCCACCAACGAATCTTCTGTGCATCAAATGCAGATACCATACCTACACCACCATGTACCAATTGAATATAACAACTATCGAAAGCTTGAGCTAATGTGATTTCTTGTGCAAAATTAGCTGAATCATCATAACCTGCTACATACAAGAAGTGTTGGAATTTAGCATCTTGTGTCATATGAGTGATATATGCTTTTGTAGTTGCTGAATTTGCATTCGCTCCTACTTGGTCAAGTATCACTGCACTATAATCCAAACCTACAATCTGGTCAAGAACAGCATTTAAATCGTTCATATCAAACGATTCAGTACCACCAGTAGCAAGGATATAAGGTTTACCATTCAATGCAGTAGTAATATCATTCTGCTCAATCTTACCAGTATCTTCAACCTGAGAAGTGGAATCAAGAACAAATACCAAACCAAAATTAGAATCATTATTGGCCCAATCAATCAATTCTTGAATGTTATCAATTTCAGGAGATTCGAGTACTAATTCAGGGTCACAATTTTCTTGCGTAATGTCACCATAAGGCAAACCATCTGTATAAGTACCAGTATAAGTACCTCTCCAGAATTGCAGAATCCATTTAGTAGCATCTTCACGTCCTGCGATAAAACTCAGACCGTAGCCTTTTGTCAATAATTCATCGTTCAACAACGAACCATTGGCTACTAAACCTTCATCTAATGTTTTAACTGCGAATGTACCTCCTGCTGCTGTTGCAAATGTAATTTTTGCTCCTGTAGTTGTTGCTGCACGAACAAATTCAAGTTCAGAAATACCTACTGCGTCAGGATTCGAAGAGTCTGGTGCGAATAACGCTTCTGCAGCTCTCCACCACATTCCACCTTTCATAAATCCACGAAAATCTGAAAGATTGTCAAATGTATAAATAGCATTCTGACCTTGTGTATTTTCACCATTAATACCAGCACCACCACCAAATCCAGCAGAATATGTACCAGTATCAATAACAAGAACCTTACCGTAATCTAAATTACGAGCAGGTCCAGTTTCTCCACTTATAATGGTGCTGTAAACACCAGGAAGAGAGATTTGACGATTATTGAAATAGAAAGTTGAACTCATAAAATTTATTAATTTTCATTAATTTTTACGAACTATATATGATTTAATTCCTTCGATTCTTTCTAAATAATTCTCAGGAATATAATTAACACCTAAATATAGATATTCTTTTTCTTTCTACAAACCAAATATTAAATTATCTCTGATTCTACACCTGGCAATCCATGATTTTGATAATTATCTCCATTAATCGCTGCTATTCCTGCATCTTCAAATAACAATTTATTTAAAAATTCAGTATTAACCAAAGATGAAATAATTTGTTCAACAGAAACTTCCAATCTTACAGACCTTACGAATATAGGTAGAGGAATCAAGTTTGTATCTGCCATAAGCTCTGTCATTGTTATATCGATAGTTGAATAATTAGCAGCCAACCAGTTATACGCTCCAGTCATTAATGCATAAAGTACTTCTGATAATAGAATACTTTCTAACATATTATCTGACAGACACATAATTTCAAAACCGCACTCTCTACTATCTCGAACTTGCCATGCTCCATCAGGAGTATAAATTTCACCATTCAATTTACCTATTGAATTAGCAGGTCCTTTTGTCTTACCCGGCTCTCTTATAACATAACAAGGTAATCCCGTCTTATCTTTAGGAAATTCAAGTCTCACTTCTATTTTCCTCGGATTGGCAGATGAACGAGTGAATAACGACTTTGCTTGTTGATAGAAATCGAAATTCCCATCCTTCATTCCATATAACAATCTGTATAGGAAAGTATTTTCTTCGTCATTTTTATGATTTTCTAAATCTTTGGGTATATATTCCAATAAGTTTAGAATAAGCTGTTTTACACGGATTATTTCTATCATATCATTTGTTATTTAATATCCTTTCTAATGTTTCGTCAATAGCCATATCAGCAACTCTATCTATCTGAGCAATTTCGAGTGCCCTATCCATTAATCTCTTAGCAATGATACCACCATTGAACCAGCTATTAGGGTCAGAATTATCACTGACTCTTCTGAATGTCATATATTGACCTCTATTCTCATTTTCTGAGCTTGAAGCTTCAACTCGTACAAGCCCTTCGTATTTAGCTGCTTTATGAATGTATTCTGGAACTTTTAATCCAGGAACATTAATTTCTTTTCTTACACCAGGTATTTGTTGACTTTCAGGTAACTGAGACCTTTTTAATGGCATTGGTGAATTTTTAGCAAGTTGATATACATCCTGAGGCATAATTGAACTGAATATTCCTGCTTCAGCAATCGCTTGCGGTGTCGCATGGCGGAACGGTACGGTCAAAAACCAACCAAGTCCATTCTTCTTTTGTTTCGCTTTAGATGATTTTTGAAATCCTGGTTTCTCGTCAAATGGACCTGCACCTTCTTCTATCATTAAAGCAAGTTTACTTTCTCTTGCAGATAATCCAAAGACAGCTTCTGTTGCAGAAGGTCTCTCGATATACATTGCTTTAAGATACTCAGGTCTTGAACTTTTCAGTTCTTTATTAACTAAATCTTGCCACTTCATAGAATATTCTTGAACTACACTATCAATAATAGCTGTAGCCAATAAGTTCGATTCATCTTGATTCAAAGTGAATTCTTGAACTACATCACTCAAGTCTATTCTAATCGGTAACGCTGCCATTATATATTATCGTTAATTATTACACCTGAACCATCGAAATTCGGTTTTTCTATTGCTATCAAGTGACTTCTTCTTACTATTGCTTGAACCGGAAGTTGAATCTTCTGCAAAGAACCTTTTATCTTATTTGTTTCCCAAGATGCCCTTACTTCATGCGGTAGGTCAAGTACGTGTCCCTCGATTCTATGCTTATAATAAATACTCACTACTCCATTTGTAGGAGGTTCAAAATCCAATATTAAACAATAAGGATTTTCAGGATTTACATGAGCTTGATTCGTTTTACTTAATTTTTCAGTAGAGGAAATGAAAGTATGAAGAGATATCAAGTCAATCACTCGATACGTCGTAAAAACAAAAAACTCCCTGTTCATTTCTCTTATTTCCAAATTCTCACTAAAGTAAGAATATTCTGTCTCAAAAGTTATACGATTGAAATAACCTAAATTAGGTTTATCTTTATCAATCACTGTCACTGCGAATGTTCCTAATAAAGCCTCAGTCCAATTCTTATATTGATTGTTCTGATTAATTCCAGTTATAAGAGCTTTTGTTTTTGTAGGATTAACATAGAAATAACCAGTACCGAAACAATTCTGACAATCAGGTAAAGCTGCATCTCTTCCATGACAAGGACATCTCAATGCTGTTTCAAGTGTTACATCGTAACCTTTAGCAAAGATAGCTTTCTCAAACTCATCCTTATAAAATTCTGGTCTAAAATTACTTAAACCTGGATTAGGTGTCTGTAAGATATTCTTCTGTTCCATAGTTAAAATACTCTGAATTTAACTTCATCGTAAACAAGTTTCAATCTGCCTACTGCACTATCAATATCCTTTTTGTATTGAATAAGTCTTGCTGAATATGCTGCTGATGTTGCACTTGCTGTTGTACCTATACTTTGACTTAAACCATCTATACTTAACGATTGACTTGATACACCAGCAACACCAAGGACCAAATCTCCTGCGATGTTTAACGGGCCGAAAGTAGCCAACATCCCGACTATATTCAACAAATCCATCGGCATATCATCTATATCCCATCCTGTAATGTACTGGATTCTCCAATAATCAGGGATATTCTCATATCTTTGAGTTCCAATCTGAGATGTGATTCCAGTCAAAATAATTTCGGCATTTCCTTGAGTTGTTGATGAACCAGTAGGTACTACACTAATTCTCCTTTTCCCTTGATTCATTGCTGTATCGTATTCACAGAACAACCATCCTTGTGGATATATAATTTGTTCCATTTTATTCAGCATACCAATCATAGATAAAGGAACTCGTACAGGATAATTTGTCTGAAGTATAGGGAATTGTTGCCAATAATCTGAACGATAATATGAAAGAGTTTGGTCAACTAACTGTTTCATAAA